TCGTCCGGCGCAAGAAGGCGGAGAATCCGCTCGAAGACGATGACGTAGAGGACGAGGAGGAGTTGAGAAGCTCCCATCCCGAGGTTGAGATCCTGGCGGACTCGGACGTGTGCGTCCTGCCGGCGACCTGTGCTTCGCTCGAAGAGGCGATCGAAGCGGGCGGATCGGTCACGATCCTCCGCCGGTGGGGCAAAGCCAGGATCGAACAGTTGATCGATGATGAGCTGATCGACAAGACCGAGGGTGAGGAACTCATCGAAGAGATGAGCAAGGACTCCAAGGGCCAGTTGAAAGACAAGGCCAAGGAGATGGTTGACGCCGCTGGGATCAAGAAGGATGGCCGGGGCAAGTGGGCGTTGATCTACGAGACGTGGTCGCTGGTGAAGACGCCCGAGGGCCGGCGGCTCTGCCGCACGTTCTTCGGCGGGTCGAACCGGGTCCTGTCCTGTAAGCGTAACCCGCTCTGGTGTGACCGCCTGCCGATCGTGTCGGCTCCGGTTGAGAAGGTGCAGGGTTCGTTCAAGGGCCGGTCGCAGGTTCAGGCCGTCGCCGATCTACAGTATTACGCGAACGACGTGATGAATGAAGCGGCGGACTCGTCCATGTTCAGCATGATGCCCATTGTCATGACCGACCCGGAAAAGAACCCGAAGGTTGGGACGATGGTGCTCAGCCTGGCGGCGGTGTGGGAGACGAGCCCGAACGATACGCAGTTTGCGCACTTCCCCGAGCTTTGGAAGAGCGGCCTGGAGATCGTGAGTGCGATCAAGGCTGAGATATTTCAGGCCCTGACGGTGAACCCGTCGATGATTTCACAGGGGACAAAGAAGAAGCAGACACAAGCCGAGGTTGCGCAGGAACAGCAGATCGACATTCTGACGACGGCTGATGCGGTCAGCGTCATCGAGAACGGCATCCTGACGCCCATGGTTTCGCTGATGATTGAGATGGACCATCAGTACCGAGACAAGGAGATCATTGTCCAGCAATACGGGCAGCTTGGGATGGAAGCGGCGATGGAGGCTGCGCCGCCGATGCAGATGGGCTCACGGTACGAGTTCCGCTGGTTCGGCGTGGAGGCGTCACGGCAGGCGCAGATGATCCAACAGAAGATTTCCGCCATGAACGTCATCATGAACGTGCCGCCTCAACTGTACCAGGGCTACAAGTTCAACATGGCTCCTATCCTCGTGGATCTTGTGGAGGCGGCGTTCGGCCCGCAGCAGGGCCGCCTCGTGTTCGAGGACCTTCGCTCGCAGTTGAGCAAGAACCCGCAGGAAGAGAATGTAATGATGGACGAGGGGCACATGGTCAGCGTGAGCCCCTTCGACAATCATCAGCAGCACAGACAGGTGCATCAGCAGGGGATGCAGCGGAGCGGCGACCTGCACGGCGTCTACGCCATCCACGACATGCAGCACGCGCAAGCGGAAATGGCTCAGGCTCAGGCGCAAGCAGCTGCGATGATGGGCGGGGGGGGCCCTCCGGGCCAGGGTGCGCCGAACCCGTCGCAGCCGGGCGGGCAGGCCGAAGGGCCGCGCGGTCCGCAACAGCCGAACGGGGCGGTTCATCCCGATGAAATGCGTGGCACGCAAGAACCAAGACCCCGAGGGGCGATGCAGTGACCATCCCGTACTTCAGTGGCCCGCTACCGGCTCATGACTTGCAGGACCTGCTGAACCGGTTGGTGCGCGACATTAACGCGCAGCCGTCAGGCGGAGGGGCGACTGGCCCTGCTGGCCCTGCTGGCCCTGCTGGCCCTGCTGGCCCTGCTGGCCCTGCTGGCCCTGCTGGCCCTGCTGGCCCTGCTGGCGCATTAGTTGTCGGCAATGCTGCCGTCATAGATGTTGCGGCCCGGCCGCTTCTCGGTTCCGTCACGACCGCCAGTCTCAACGGCGCGGCGGTTGCCAACTGCGCGTTCAGAACTCAGCAATATTATGCTTTGGGCGTCGCCTGCCCCGCTGTCGTACAGCATTGGCGCTGGCAGGCTGGCGCTGCGCCGGCGTGGGATATCTCGGCGGTTGCCGGCCTCGCCGCTGGGTCGGGCGGGCCTGGTGGGTTCTTCGTCCAGACCTTTCCGGGTCGCGAGCTCACCCCCGAAATGTTCGGCGGCAAGAGCGACTACGTCGTCTCGACGTTGACCGCCACGACCAACGATCTCGAAGCGCTGCGCGCCGCCGTCTCGGGCTCGGCGGCGCTTGGCCTCGAATGTGTCGTGCGCGGCAAGACCTTCATCGACCCGGTGCTCAAGACGGAGCCGATCTATCTCGACAGCTACGCCAGGATCAGGACCGAAGGCGGCGGGGCCATCGTCCACGACGGCGCGGCGAACGGCGTGCCGTGGTTCTGGTCGCGCGGCGAGGCGTTCTTCTCCTTCGACTGCGACCTGCTGTTCGCCGGCACGCTCGACCCATCCGACGTCGGCTATGTGACTCAGCCGGAGTTCACCGCGTTTGTCACCGACATCCTCCTGCCGACGCGGACCAACGCAGGCGCGACGGCCGTGTGGGGCCAGGACAACTGCACGGCGGCGCTGCTGATTCTCGGCGGTCACGACATGACGATCAACATGCGATGCCGCAGCTTGGTTGACACCGGCGCTGAGCTCGACGTGTTGCGTTATAAAAAAATCTGGCTCTACGTCACCAACGGCGACGACGGGGTGAAGCCGTACAATATCGACAGCGACGTTCTGGCCTTCGACGGGATGATCTTCGGGGTTCTGTGCTCGGCGGTCGGCCGGTGGCGCATCAAGAAACTGATCGGTGGCCGCTACGGGGAGCCCGGGTGGTACACGGCGCTCGGTCACGCGACTGAGCCCGCCCATCTGTTCTACGCCACGGACCATCCGACGGTCGCCTCTACGAACACGACCAGCGATGTGATCATCATCGATGAGGCTATCGATGATGGGCCGATGATCACGTCTTATAACAACGGCGCGAACTCGCTCAAATGCAAGAGCGTGCAGAATTTTACGGTCAATGGCGGATATTCCCGTCGCCCCTCTGGCGGAATCGAAGGCTGGTCGCCGAACTGGCAGGTGCATAATTTTTTTACTGAACTGGACTGGTCCGTCATCATGTCCGGCGACGCGCAGATCAGGCCGCTGCGACTGCTGTCCAACGTCGGGCTCGTTAACCCGAACGGCGGGGAATGGGCTAACTGCAAGTGGAAGATCAAGAATGGCGCGCACGCCAACGTCACCGCGACGCCCGTCATGTTCGAAGCCGGCGGCGGTTGCGCCCGGCTGCGTTTCCAGGCGACTGTCGAGATCGATACGCTTGACCCCGCGTTCGCCGGTTGGCTGATGCTTCTGGCCGGCGTTGATAACGACATCGACATCACGATAATTGTCGCGACGCCGAACGCCTCGAATGGAGCCGGCGGGGGTATCACCCTCTGCCGGATCGATAGTAACGGCTCAGGCAACCGGCTCAAGTTCAAGACGCGCGGGCTGACCAGCATTGCGCCTTATCCTCGTATCGTTGAGAATAGTAAGCCGGGCTCGGTCAACAATTGGGCGGAGTTTGAGAAGCTCGATGACGGGTTCCGGCGGTCCTATTCGCCCGGCGGCCAAGCGATTGATCGCGTTACTAAGGTTGTGACGGCCGCCGCGCTGACCGGCGCGAACGTCTCGTTGGCGAGCATCATCCCGGCTGGTGCACAGGTTGTGGCCATCTCCTCACTCATCGTGACGGCCCTCGGCGCTACCTTAGGCTGCACCGGCTATACGCTGGGCCTTGTCGGTAACACGGCTTGCTACGGTACGCGGGCGGCGCTGACGATTGGCTCGGGAACGTCCGGGGCCAACTGGACATCAGGGGCTCCTGCGGATCGGGTGACTATTGCGACCAGCCTGCTGATCACGGCGACGGGCGGGCTTTTCGACGGGGCCGGCGCAATTGATGTCAGCGTCGAATATGTGCTGGCGCAGAATGAGCTTAACTTCTATGATGCATGATCGCGCGCGGCTCTTATGGGAAGAGGACAGGTACAGTGACCATCCCGTATTTTAGTGGCCCACTACCGGCTGAGGATCTTACGGCCCAACTAAACCGGTTGGTGCGCGCCATTAACGCGCAGTCAACCGACATCATGCCTGCCCCGTCCGTCAAGCGCGCGCTTATTGAGTTGCCGAAGCCTGCCGTACTCGCTATCTCGTGTATTAAAGTTCAAGGCTACACAGGTAATTTTGCTCAGGTACGCCGCGAAAGCGACGGCGCATTGTTCGAAGTACCGTTTGACGACTACAATGTTCCGGACGCGTTTGCCGCCGATACTTTTGGTGGGGGTTCACAACTGCGCTATCGCACTGTCTATAATCAGGCCGTGCAACTGGGCGCGTCCAATCCCTTGCTATCACTAGGGCAGACGCTCGACGCCAATCAGCCGGAGTGCAACCCGTGGTGTGAGCATAAAGGCATCAGGGCAATTGCTTGCGCCTCGGTTATTTCATCGCCGGCGGTGCCATTTCAATATTTGACCGGCGCGACGGCGGCGGTGAACTTGTCCGATTGCACTGTGGTCTTGGTGATGGACGGGCGAATTTGCCAGCAGCAGCAGAACTTCTTCAACATCAACAGCGGCGGCGGATCGTCATCGTTCCAATTGTTCACTAATCCGGAAGGATTGCGTGGCGGATCGACTTTCGAAAGTACCCCGCTGTTTTCCCGCTACCACCCGCAACGACCCTGCGTCATTACCCTGTCCAGCACTCCTACAGCGACGTTGCTCGGTATCAACGGCGTTGAGACTTCAGGTGCTCAGACCAATTCCAGCCGCGCCAGCACCGCGATAGAGTTAGGGTCGAGCACGGCCAATTACCCCCTCGCGGCGGACGTGTACGCTATGTTCGTGTTCGCGGGTAAGTTGACGGCGGAGCAGACCTCAGCCCTTGTTGCGCAGCTTATGTCTGCGTTCGAGATTGAGCCGATTACGACCGCGACAACATGTGTGATTGACGCAACGTCGTCACTCGGATCAGGCAATTCCGTGCCGCACAATCTTACCCCCTGGTTTCAGGCGGGCATCCCGGACGATTGGCTGCTATACAACGCGGCTTTCGGGGGGCGTTCGCTGGCGACCCTGGCGACGCAAACCGCCTATACAGCATTGCTGCTCAATACAACTCAAAGCACAGCGCCAACCAAAGTCATCGTGCTGGATGCTCCAAGCAACGATATCAGTGTGGGCGTCTATGCCGATGCGGCGGCCGCCCGAACCGCAATGGATACGCTGATCACAGCAACACTCAAACCCTTTGTCGCGACGCTCTACACCCAAGGCGCGACGCAGGTGTTCGTACAAACCGTGTTGCCGAGAGTAGGTTTCAACACCACCACCAATTTCCGCGAAGATGCGCGGATTTACTATAACCAGCAAGTTCAGATCCGACAGGCAGAGCTTGCAATCAGGGTCATCGACATCTGCTCAAGACCGTGGGCCAATCGCGACGGAACCGAGACCAATACGACATATTTCTGGACTGACCAAATTCATTTGAGCGTGACAGGATCGCTTGAAAAGGGCCTGCTTGACAAGGCGGCGATTGAGGCATTGACTCTATAGCAAGCATTAACGAACTCAAACAGCAAGGGCACTTCGAATGACTGACATCCCCTTTGGTACGCCGCTGCTTCCGAGCGCGGTTATTCCCCAGATCAACGGTCCGGTCGGGGCGCAGGACATGGTCCTCGTGATCAATACGCTGATCCAGAAGATCGACCTTGCGCTTGCGTCCGGCCAGGCTTTCGCTCCGGTCTATACGGTCGCGACGCTTCCGAATTCGGGCCTGACGATCGGACAGCGGGCGTTCGTGAGCAACGGCACGGTTGCGACCGGCTTTGGCGTCGTGCCCTCGGGCTCCGGTGCGGTTGTCCTCCCGGTTTATGCCGATACGGCGACGACGTGGAAATACGGGTGACCTTCTTACCATAGGCGGGCGTTCGAAATGACCACGACTCCGGTTGTCAGGGGCAATACAGCGGCCCTTTCGCCGCAGGCAAGCGCGGTGCTTAAGACAGGTCAGGGTCGCGTGTATAAGGTCATTGTCAATATCGGGGGATCGAACTGCGCGATCCACGACTGCGCATCTGTTGGCGCTGCAACTGTAGCGAACAGAATTTTTGCTATTCCGATTACGGTCGGGGCCTACGATATCGAGTGCCCCTATCAGCAGGGCTGCACGTTCATTTTTACATCGGGCAGACACACCATCATTTATTCGTAGGAGCGTAGAGCCTAGTATGTCAACAACGCCAGTTATTCGCGGTAATACCGCCAGGCTCAACCTGACGGCAAGCGCGGTGCTTAAGCCGGACCAGGGGCGCGCGTTCCGCGTCTTCGTGAACACGGCGGGAGCGGGCAACGCGATCCACGACTGTGCGGCGGTAGGGGATGCCGCAGTCGGAAACCGCGTGTTTGCTATCCCGAATGTGGCGGGGGTCTACGATATCGAGTGCCCGTGTCAGGTTGGTGTGACGTTCATCTTCGGGGCGGGCGACTGCGCCGTCGTTTACTCGTAGGGGTGCCATGCCTTCGCCAGACCTTCCCCTAGCTCTCGGTCAGTCGCCGATAAAGCAATTTATCTCGGTGCCGGCCGACGATCTGACGAATGCACTTAATACGCTCATCAACGAGCTTAACGCTCTATTTCAGGCTATCGGTGCCAGCAGTCCTACTGTGCCTCAGCCTGCCAATCAGGTGCTGGCGGGTCCTACCGCCGGTGTTCCGGCGCTTCCGACCTATCGTCCATTGGTCCTCGATGATCTACCTGATCCATACAACACTCAGTTAGTGTTTCGGGTTGACGACTACGGCGCGGCCCACGATTTTGTCGGTGACGACGCGGTCGCGATCAACGCAGCGATCGCGGCGGCCGTCGCGGCGGGCGGGGGGCGCGTGATCCTTGGGCCGTACGCGTACTGGGCGCAGAGCGCTTCGATTACGGTTCCGTCGAGCGTAGCGCTGACGGTTGACGGGCACTATCAACGTTATGTTGTCGGCGCGGATAATACGGCCTTACCAGGGTCTATATATTTCCCGACCGGCAATTCTTTACTATTACAGGGCGGGGCATGCGTTGGACTAGCTCTCCTAAACGACATTGTTCATTTTTCCACTCCAGGCACTACGCGGGCAACGGTCCGCGCCTACGCCGCTTCTTTCGCAGGTACTGGCGTCAAGATTGGGACAGGCGGGCTACCAATCATATCCAACGGCAGTATATTGCGGGATTGCTATATTGGGGGTTTTGACCGAGGGATTTTAATCGACCGTGCGTCTAACGTCCTTGTTACGGATATTCTCGGTGATTGTCGTAAGATGCTTAAGATCGATCAGTCTTTGGATGACTGCTACCTAAGCAACATCGAATGTATCGGGCAATTGACGACCGGCGCGACCGGCGCACACGACGCGTTTGCGATCCTTGGGATGGCCGACAACGGCGCTGGTCTGATCAGATTGACCCTTGCGGCCAACAATGTTGTCAACGGCGAAAACGATCTGATGGTGACGGCGGGGACAGGCGGTCAGGGCGCGCGGGGTCTATGGCCAGGCATCGTCGTTGTGGACGCCACCCATGTCGATCTGCCGGGCTCTGCTTTCACGCCTGTCGTCAACTGCACTACAACGGCAGGCTCTCAATACGTGCCGGTTGCATCGACAGCTAATTTACAGCCCGGCATGACGGTAACGGGCTCGAACATTCCCGCTGGAGCGACAATCGGCGCAGTGTCTTATGGGTTATCCGCGATCTTTCTCGATTTTGACCATAAAGCGGCAGCGTCCGGTGCCACGTCACTGACGTTCAATTCGACCGCTTATACACCATCGTCCAGCACCTTGCGCTACGAGGGGGCCATGCGGGCAGGCCCTGCTTATGATTTCGTGCGGGCGGACGGCACGCGGGGCAACGGCATCTTTGCTTATGGCTATCAGACGGCGTTTGCGGTCGGCGGCGGCGTCGGCATGGATATCTCCGCCATGCAGGCGGACGATTTTTCAGCGCTCTGTCCCAACCAGAACGCGGTGCCTGTCGGCATCGACATGACGGCATCGTCGGGGCTCGGCTACGGCAACGTGTTCACGGGGTCGCTCATCACTACGCGGGGCATCTCCATCCGCAATAATGTTACGGCGGTGTCGCCGGGTTACAGCAACAGCTACAATAATTTTCGATGCGCCTCTGCGGGCACGGTCCTTGAGCATCTCTCCGGCGCTGTCATCGTCAACGGTCTGCAGGGCGCGCCGACAAGCGCGATCATTCTCAACGACACAGCGGAAGACCCGATCATAAGCGGGTGTTCGCTGCCGAACACGTCGATTTACGGCACAGTGGTCAACCCCAAGTGGTTGGCCCTATCGTCAATGGTGGCGGAGAACCTTTCCTTGGGGGCAGGGCTAGCCAATCTCACGGTGCGGGGCAACTCGGACGCGGTCATTACAATGACTGATCTCAACGAGGTGGCAGACGCCAAGACGTTCCAGGTTGCCAATACCGCTTCCCAACTCATCATCCGCACGCTTAACGACGTGGGCGGGGCCGGCACCAGCATGATGACGTTTAACCGGACTGGCGCTGCAGGAACGCGGATAGGAGTGGGAGTGCCACTGGCGCTTAAGACCTATACGGTCGCGACCTTGCCGACGGGTATGCCCGCTGGAGCTTACGCTATTGTAACAGACGCTTTAGCACCTTCCTACAACGGGATAGTTGTAGGCGGCGGCGGGAGCACTATACCTGTGTTTTTCAATAGCGTTGACTGGCGATGCGGATGACAGCAACACTGCGGCAGCTTCAGGCGGCGAACTACTTCTTGAAGGCGGGGTACATGCCGCGCGGCGCGGCGGCTATCGTCGGCCGGCTTGTCGGCGAGAGCGGGGTGAACCTCGACTCGACTTTGTTCCGAAAGAACGCGGATCATGGGTCAGGTGGCATCGCGGAGTGGCGGCTTGGCCGGAAAGACGAGCTGATTCGGTTCGGGGGGCTGGACGCCGGCCTGCTTGAGACGCAGTGCGCCTTTGTCGTGCGGGAACTCGGGCGCGATTATCCCGAGCTGGATAAGCAGTTGCGGCAGTCCGACCGCACGATTGAGAACCTCACGGCCAATTTTACCGTGATTTACGAACGGCCGAACAAGCGGTTAATGCATCTTGACTATAGCATTGACGCGGCTAAGGCGGTCTTGGCGGCGCTTCAGAAACAGCAACCGTCTGCCCCGATCGCGAGCGGCGCGGGAGCGGTGACGGCCGCCGGCGCGGCGGTTCAGTCCGTAAGCATTGATGGACTGACGCCGGTAGGCTGCGCGCTCATTGCTTTGGCTTTATTGTTAGGGAGCGTTGTGCTAACGGTTTACGCAATGCGAGCGATGCGGCGCAGATCAACGAAGGAGGATAGTCTTATGACCACGATCGCGGATCTTTCCACGAAACTGGATGCACTGGATGCGAGCATCAAGACGGCGCTGGCTGAGCTTGTGACCGCGAATTCGGCGAAGGCCATTGCCGCTGAGACGGAAGCGACAGCGAAGATGGACGAGCTTGCGGCGCGGATCGACGCCATGCAGGCCGAACTTTCCACGGCGATCGTCGCGGCGACGCCAACCCCTTGAGGAGTATGACATGAACGGCGATCCGATTTCTCTTATCCAAAGCCGTACCTTCTGGTCCGCGGTCATTACCATGGGCCTGATGGCTTGGGGCGCGCTGGGCCACGATACGACGGGCTTGAACGCGGACACCCTCACTAACCATGCGATGACTTTCATCACGACTTTTGGGCCGTTCATCGGCTCGTTGGCGACGATCTTCTTTCGCATGGATGCCAAGGCCCCTGTGTCCGGGGTGATTAAGGCGAAATGAACAGCGACTTGACCAAGCCAGCCGCTACCTTCCTGACGGACTTGGCGGCTGGCAAATATGATGAGCAGGTGGCGCTTCTCGAAAAGGCGCTGCGTGTTCTAGCGCCGGAGTTCCCGTTCGCAGGGGAGCTGCTGTTGCTCCTTCGCGGCTTTGTCGGCCTGAATAGACTCACCGCGCCGCGTGGTCCATCGGTTCCCGACGGCAAGGGTGGATGGGTTCCTGAGACAAATTCGCGCTACGACCCGGAGACAGGGAAGTTTTTATGATGCCGAATTTCAGCTTTGACCCCACAATTAATATAGGGCAGGTCGCCCTGGCGATAGGATTCATCGGCTCCGTAGCGAGCCTGGCGGTCTCGTTGAAGACGGGTCAGGTCTCGACGCAGCTTAGGTTGGACAAGATCGATGAGGAGCTGAAACAGCAGACTTCTATCTTGATCGATCTTGCCCGGCAGGAAGAGCGTATCCGGGCTATGGAAGCACGCCTGGAACGGTTGAGTATTGCGGGGCTGAAGACAGGCTTTACAGCTTGACTTTTTTGTAGTTTAATGTCTGCGCCAGTCACATTGATCGGTGTCCGAATTGCAGCCGTAAGCTGAGGGATGAAGATGAGTTTCGTCGACGAAGAAAAAGAGGTTCCTCATTATGAAGAAGCCGAAATTGATCAAGAAGATGACGAAGCCGTCCTCGACCCCGCCGGCGAAGAAGGCGAAGGCTCTTCCGATGATGGCGAAGAAACTAGCGGGCAAAAAGAAACTCATGAAGATGAGCCAGACCGGCGAGTAAATTTTAAGGGGGGCGAGAAGTCTCGCGCCGTAGTTGCCGCGAAGAAGGCGGCTCGTGAGGCGCAGACTGCCAGAGACGAGGCGGCAGCCATCCGCCGAGAGTTCGAGGAGTTTCGCCGCTCTGCGGAGGAACGGAATAGCCGGCCGGACCCGGATGCGGAGCAGCATCGCGTTTCGCTGATGGACCCGGAAGAGCGGATCAATTATTTCCGCGAGCAGGATAAACGCGAGATGACCGCCCACATGCGGCGGCTGGAAATGAATTTTGCAGACCAGACGGACCGCGCGGAGTTCAAGACGCTCCTGACGGAGGTGCCGAAGTTGACCGCTTACGCCGATAAGGTGGAGGCGATTTACCAGGAGAATCGCCGCAACGCCGTGGCGAGAGGCGGAACGCCGCCGGACAGGGCTACAATCCTTCGCTGGGTTGCGGGGGATGAACTTATCAAGAATGCAGGCAAGGCCCCGAAGCCCACGCGGCTTTCGAGGCAAACGACGAAGCCGGTAAGCGCGAGGGGGGATGTTCCTTCCGGGGGCAAGCGGGCAGTCTCTGAAGAGGAACGGCTGGCGAAATATACCTTCTGAGAGAGGGTGTCGCCATAATTAGAAAGGTACTATGATGGCGACGAATACCAGTCCGCAGTTTATGGCCGACATCGAAGGCTTTATTGCCAAAGAGACGTTGGCTCTAACGCGCCGTCAACTTGTCGCGTATAATTTCGCGGACAAGGAGACGTTGCCCGAAGGTCGCGGTACGACCTACAGCGCGACGCGCTTCAACCGTGTCCCACTCCCCTTCGCCCCCCTGGCGGAAGGCGTGCCTCCGACCAGCTCACAGATGCAGATCACGACCGTGACGGCGGCGGTCCAGCAGTGGGGCGCGAGCATCACTGTCACCGACATTGCCGAGATGACGATTAAGCATCCGGTTGTCAACGAAGCCAAGAAGCTGATCGCGCTTCAGTCCTCCGAACTGATGGAGCGCAATACCTTCAACGCGATGAACGCGTTCACTCAGGTGAACTACGTCAACTCGCGCGGCTCGCGCGGCGCGCTTGTCGCGGGCGATGTTTTGAATACATTCGAAATCACCCGCGCGTATTCGCAGCTCTACACCCTCGGCGCGCCCCGGTTCATGGGCGACGAACAAACCGACACGACGATCGATGCGAAGGCGGGCGAGCCGAACGCGATGGGTAACCCCCGCAGCCGGCCGCATTACGTGGCGATCGCGCATCCCTTCGTTGAAGCGGACATCACGCAGAACTCTTCGTTCGTCCTGGTCGGCACCTATCAGGATGCGAACAAGCTGTACAACTCCGAGATCGGCCAGTGGCACAGTATCCGGTTCTGCTCCTCGAACATGGTTCCGTTCTGGACGGGTCAGGCGCTTATCACGGGCACGCCAGGGACTGCGGGCTCGCTGGCTGCCGCCGCGACCTATAATATCATCGTGACCCTGTCGGACAACATCAACCAGTACGAGCAGATCATCTCGCAGATTTCCGGCAACATCAACGTGGCTGCGAACGGTTCTATCTCGGTTAGTCTCCCCGCTGCGCCGGGCTATTCGTACAACATTTATATCGGCGCTACCGCCGCCGTGGGCAACCTCGCGGTTTGCGCCGCCGGTCCGACGCAGGGCTCCTTGCAGGGCATGGCGACGCAGCTCGCGCCGGGCCAGACGGTCGTTCTCACAGGCATCGGTGTTGTGCAGTCGCCGCCGGCGGCTCCCGGCACTGGCGTCACGGTCTACCCGACCTACATTTTCGGGCGGGGCGCGTTTTCCGTGGTCACGCTCGACCAGATGCGCTTGAAGATTCTGACTGAAGCGGACAAGAGTGATCCGCTCAACCAGCTCCGCATCATCGGGTTCAAGTTTGATAACGGTTGCCTCATCAAGAACAACCTGTTTGCGATGCGGGTTGAGGCTACGTCGGCGTTTAACACCACCTTCGGCTGAGGTAACTAGCAATGGCGCTCAGAACAGCGGGCACGGCAGCGACGACGACCCTGTCGGCGCTCCGTTATGATGGCGGGAACGCGTACACGAACGTGTCGGGCGCGTTCTCGGCGGCGGATCTCGCGACGTTTAACAACGCGATCAAGGACGACTCTTTGACCGCGACTGCGTCGGGGCAGTTCACCATCAATGAAACGACCCTATCTAACACGGGGTTGCTCATCGTTCCGAACCGGGGGTTCCTTCAGTTGAAGGCCGGCGATTACGTGGCGTATGATACGGCGACCGGATGGCCGATTCTGATTTCGGCGAGGGCCATTGCGGGGGCGGCCTGGGTTAATACTTAGTAGGAGAGAACTTTGGCAATCAACAAATTCAAACCGCTTCCTCCGTCTACCTTGGAGCTTTTGTCCGAGGAAGAGCGGACCGCGATTAACAAGGAAGCGCAAGCTCTCGTCAAGGAGCAGGCCGCCAAGGTCGCGCGCAAGCTCTATCTTGACCAGTGTGTTCGCGAAGCGAAAGCGAAAGCCGATCCGAACGAGGAAATGGTCGATGTCCAGGTTGACATCCCCGGCTTCGCGGATCGGATCGTGATCGATGGTGTTGTCTATTGGCAGGGTACCACGTCGCGCGTGACCGCGTCGCAGAAGCGAGCGATCGACGAGATCATGTGCAACGCGTGGAAGCACGAGCGGCAGACCGGCGGCGCGAACGCCTCGGAATATCACAAACCGCGCCAGTACGTTTTGAACGGCTCCGGCCAATTGTTGAGGGCCTAATGAGTGAGAAGCTTGAACTCTTGCCGTCGATCGGCATCAGCCTGTCCGTGAACATCGAGGGCGGGCGTTCGCTCGTCTTCCAGACACACGTCCCGCAGGATTGTTCGCAGGACGCCCTGGACGGCTTGCTGGACAAGTGCCAGCGCGCGATCACCCGGCAGACGACTTATTCGTCCATCGAGAAGATTGAAGAGCAGGTCGGCATCCAGGAAAAGATGCTGGTCCAGCTCAAAGCGGCTAAGCGGAAGATCGACGACAAGTACAACAACATGCGCGTCGTCGCGGAAGAGAGCGGCCGGCGCACCGCGCCCAAGCTCTCGGAGAAAGAGGCGGCTGAGAAGGACCAGTTGGAGCGCAACATCAACCAGACGGTTGAGACGATCGCGAGCTTCAACAACATGGTCGCTGAATTGAAGGCCGCCGTCGGGGGCTCGTAATGACGCTTCAGGCTCAACAGATCGTATCGCTGGCGACGCAAATCGCCCGCGTGCCCGGCTTCACTGCGCAGGCCGGGCAACTGTTGAACCTGATCCTGTCCGACCTCTGCCAGACCTACGACCTCGCGATCAATCTGACCACGACGACTGTGACCCTGGTCTCGCAGTCCGGCTCCGGTCCTTACGCCCTGCCGGACAATTATCTGCGCATGGCGAAGAACGAAGTCGTGTACGACGTGAATGGCGCACAGTACGTCATGATCAGCATCGACCTGTCTGAGTATGATGCGTTGGACCAGAATCCCGGCATCAATAATTACCCCGAGTATTTCGCGACGGACACGTCCGCGTCGCCCCCTTCGCTCTTCGTCTGGCCTCCTCCGAGCGGGGCCTTCGTCGTGACCATCCGGTATTTCCAGCAGCGTGCGGACATCGTGACGCCTCAGTCCTCGACTACGGTTCCATGGTTTCCGAACACGGACTACCTCGTCACGCGCTTGGCGGGCGAGCTGATGAAGATCACGGACGACGCGCGAGCGCCTGCGTTCCTTGATGAAGGCGCGACGGGCGCGCAAGGTATTCTGAAGCGGTTCCTGAAGTTGCAGGCTGACGATAACGGGCGCGCCAAGACGGTGACGCTGGACCGCCGTCGGTTCGGGTCGCCGTACTCGAAGGCTCCCGACACGAAGAAAATAGGATGGAGTTAAATGCCGCCGCGTCAAGGAGGCGTCATTCGCCATCAGGCCGTTGGCGCGGGCGACACGACTGACGAGACGGAGCTTTTCCCCGGCGCGATGCAGCAGCTCGCGAACCTGGTGCCTGCGCTCGACACTGCGAATAATTGGGTTCCGCGACCGGCGGCTGTGCAGCTCCCGAACTCGGGGCTTGATTTTGTTTCAGGGATGGTCGTCGTCGGCGATATCGTCTGGATGATGGCGCAAGGGCTTCAGGCCAGCTACGAAGCGCCTATCGGCTATAATCTTTTGACGAGCGCCTTTGTCACTGTGACGGGCTGGACCAACGCAAACACGCCGACGAATGTAGTGACGACGGGCACGTGGACTCCTCCAACGATGACGGTCGTGGGTATTTACGTTGTCGTGACGCATCCAGGCTTCAGCGGCATAGGGTCCAATTTCTTCGGGCTCATTAACATTTCAAACCCGGCCGCGCCGACCTGGACATCCGCGAACTGCTCGGGGAACGCGCTACCGGATGTTCCGGTTTTCTGCGCGAACTTTTACAACCGGGCTTACTTCGGCTGCAATCCGCCCGGCGGCACGCCTGCCGTTCTTGCGTCCAATCCCCTCGTGCCGGGAACTCGAACGAACCCGTATGCTCTAACGTTTGGTAATAATCTGCGCTTGACCGCCGCCGCCCCCCTGTCCTTGACCAATCAGCTTGGCGGTCAGGTGCAGGCGCTCATTGTCTTTCAGGGGTCGAGAGGCTGTTTCCAGATAACGGGCGACTTTGCCTCCACGACCTCGCCGATCGCGCAGAACGCCTTGAACGTGGCGACGGGGACCGACGCCCCGAACACGCTTGTGTCGTCTCCTTATGGGCTGCTGTTCGTCGCGCCTGATGGGCTGCGGCTTCTCGACACGACGGCGCATGTCTCCGATCCGATAGGCGAAGCGGGTGCGGGCATCGTCACGCCGTTTGCGAACGCGTCCATTCCATCTAGAATGTGTGCGGCGTGCAACGGCACGTCGGTTCGGATCACGACGCAGAACTCCGCCCTCCTCGGCGCGCCTTATCAGGAATGGGTGTACAGCTTAACACGCAAGGTCTGGTTCGGGCCGAATACGTCCACGTTCGGTCTGGTCGAGGCATATGGCAGTTCTTACGTCGGATGGATCGTCGGAAAAGAGAATCTGTATCGAAGCGACATCATCCCGACTGCAGCCGCGACATACACGGAGTTTTTCGCGCCGATGCAATGCACTTACCAAACGGCGCTGCTGCCGGAACGCGGGGACATGCGGCAGTGCTCAATGGTTGAGTCGATCTTCTATGCGGGGGCGGGAGCGACATCGTTCACTTATAATATATCGGCGCTGAACCAGAATAACACGGTCGTGGACTTCGCCTCGATTGCCGTCGGCGGTACCGAAACGCTTTGGGACTCCTTCACTTGGGGAGTTTCTCCTTGGCTCGGAGCGCAGCAGACACTCGCGCCGATCACAGTCCCATGGACAATCCCCATCGTGTTTGATAGATTGACCCTCAAGATCACGTTCCCTGCGCAGGCGGGCGCGCGCATCGCGGACGTGTATATGTTTTATCAGCCCCTCGGGTATACGTCGCTCCCATGAAAAAGCTGATTGCACTCTCATTCTTCTTGTCCTCGACGGCGCAGGCGGCCTACTTTAACCCGCCTCCGAACACGTTCTCGGACTTCACGGCCTGCGGAGCAGGCTGCGCCGCGCAGTTGATGGCGGACTTCAATCAGATCATCTCGAACGGGAACACGTCTTACGCGTCGCTCGTGGCCGCGATCAACGCGCTTCCGGCCTCCACGGTCATTCCCGCCGGGGCGATCATGATGAACCGGTACCAGACGCTCTGCCCGGCAGGATATGCCCCGATGAACGGCACGGGCGGGACCGCCGATCTGACCGGCCGGTTCGTTCGAGGATGGTCAAACGGCGGATCGGTCGATCCTGGTCGTGTCCGCGCGTCGTATCAGGGGTCGCAGTTCCAGGACCATTCGCACGGGACATCCTCCTTCCTCACCAACACCAGCGCATCATACTTGAGCGCACTGCCCACGGGGTTTACGACGGCGGACCTGATTAACTCCCTTGCTGTGGGGCTGAGCGGCACGGGCGGGGCCTCCGGGAGTGGGATTGGGTCAGATACTTTCCCGGTGTACTACACTTTGACTTATTGTGTGAAGACATGATGTGCCGAATTCTCCTCGCTTTTACCCTCGTGGCCGCGCCCGCCAGCGCGCAATATTTCAGCGCGCCTCCGGCGGTCCTGGTGAACGGCTCAACGGCCTCTGCCGCACAAGTCATGCTCGACCTGAACCGCATTATCTCTGACGGAAATTCTGCCTATGCCGGCGTGAACGCGGCGATCGCCGCGTTCACGCCGCTAACGGTGCCAACAGGCATGGTGTTGCCGTTTAATTTGTCGGCCTGCCCCGGCGGATGGATCGAATCCAACGGCACGAGCGGGACCGTCAATCTTCAAGGGTACTTCCCGCGAATATATAATACTGGCGGAGGACCATATGACTTCGGACACGCACAAAATGTCGTCCAGGGGGACTCATACATAAGCCACGCCCACGATATCGGTGGCTCGCCCGTGACCTTCCTGAACTTTTTTACGGCGCACACGAGCAATACCGGCGGGGGCTATGTGACGAGCATAGGTTCGGCGTCGGGGACTTCGGGTGCGAACAGCGGCGTCTATGGCTCCGAGACGCGTCCGGTCAACATAGCTCTCCTGTTCTGCCAAAAGACATGAAGAAAATTCTGGCCCTCCTCCTGCTCTGCTCCACGCCGGTTCAGGCGCAGCAGTTTGTCTCAGTCCCGTTCACACTGGTCGGCGGCACACGCGCCGACGCGACGCAGGTCATGGCGAACTTCTATTCGCTAATAAACAACGGCAACGCCTCGATGGTGTCGCTCAACGCATTGTTGGCGGCGCACGGCGTTGGGAGTCCTATCCCGTCTGGGTTCACTGCGTATTTTAATCTTTTTTCCTGCCCGTCCGGCTGGACGGATCAGTCGTCAACACTCGGCGGCTACTTCATCCGGGGCACAGGTGCCGGGTATGCGCACGGTCAGAATAGCGCCTCGGTCATGCAGTCGCACACGCACGGCTATTCAAATTCCTACGTGATCGGAGCGACCGCCAGCACGTTCGAAAATAACGGCGCTAATAGCCATGGTGCTTTCATAGGCGTTGGAGGTACGGCGAGCGGGAACACGAGTTCGGCTGGCGGGGGAGAGACTAGACCTGTGAACGTTGCTCTGCTAACATGCACAAAGAACTAGGAGTACGCACAATGGCTTCAACCAAAAACACGGCGGCGTCTTCGTCGGACAAATCGACGCAGCTCCCGTCCGGTGACGTGAATAAGGGCGCGACGCGCGGGTCTTCGACCGCGCCGACTCCGCCGACGATCGGCCCGCGCTCTAACGGCTAAGGTGTCCCGTGGCGCTGTGGAACCCGTGGGCTAGCGGCAATAGCCAAGGCTGGAACTTCTCTGGCGGTGGTGGGACCAACTTTGCCGGCGCTTCCCCGCAGCAGGCGCAACAAGCGATCACTGCGGGCACGGCCAACCTCGCCGGCGTTTCCAACAATCTTCAAAGCCAGGTCGGGAGCGCATACGGGGCGTCGCAGGCGGCGGGGTACAGCCCGGCGGCGGGTGTACAGAGCGGGCAACAGATTCAGAGCTCGGTCTCCGGCAACCCTGGATACGCCAACCAAGCGCTCGCGACCGGCTTCAACAACAATAATGAGCTGTATAAGCGCCAGCTCTCCAACGTCACCGACCAGACGAACGCCGCCTTGTCGGAGCGCGGCCTCGGCATGTCGCCCTACGGGGCACAGATTCTCGGCGATCAGTTCAGCCAGTTCAACGCCAACTGGGAGCAGAACCAGCTCCAGAACCAGGCGACCGCCGCGCAGACAGCGGCTACTTTACAGGGTCAATACGCATCCTCGATGACTGGCGGACAGGCGGTCCAGCAGGCGGCGGCGATGCAGCCGCTCATGGCGCTGTCGTCCATGGTTCAGTCTGGTGTGCAGGCGACGCAGCCTCTTCAGGCGGGCATCAGCGACATGCTGTCCTACCTGAGCCAGGTTGGCAAAGGCAAAGGGGCTGCCGGCGGAGGGGGCGACGGAGCGGGGAGCGACTCCTATACGGACAGCATGGGCAACAAAGTCACGGGCACGCTGGCTCGCGACTTCTGGAACAAGCGACAGGATATGTGGTTTCCCACCGGGACAGCGGTACCCTCGGCGTGGAGAACTGCGGGGTCTTCCGAGTATCGTAAGCTTTGGGGGGAATAAGTGGCTTACGAGGACGCCGTCCCGCCTGGATATGCACAACGCTATCGCGCGCCAAACGCGCCTGACCCGCTCGAACTGGCGGCGATGCGGGACTACGCCCTTCGTCAGCAGGCGACTGCTACTCCAGTGGGGCCGCCTTCGGGCTCCTACCAGTACCCCGGCCAGCCCAAGATTGACATCCCGCTTGATGCGCGCGGGCAGGTTCGGCAGGGCTTCCATGTACCAAGCATGGACTCGCAGGGTCGTAACGACCCGAACGTAGCGGCGCAGCAACAACGCCAGCAAGCCCAGCAGCCTACCCCGCAGAAGATCGCCCCTCCTCCGCCCGAACAGCGGGGGGCAAGTCCGAACATGGTCGGCCTTCGCGCTGGAGCGCAGCAGGCTCCACCCCAACAGCGGGGCGTGTTCCAGGGTGTCGAGCCGCCGGCCTCTACCGGCGCGCCTCCTGATCAGCAGTCCGCCCCGCAGGGCCAGGAAAGAACGAACGTTTTTGCGGAGCCCCCCGCGCCGCCGAAGATTACCGGCATTGACGAGGTCATGGCGTCGGTGCGCCGCAATTTCCCGAGGGCGCGGCCAGAGATGCAAGCCGAGATCGCGTTTCGCGAATACGCGAAGGCGATCCAGCCGGAGAACCAAGCGCGCACGCTCACCTACGAGACGGTCCGCAAAGAGTTCTCGGACAATATGCGGTTCAGACAGGCCGTGGAGAACCGCGACATCAAGACGCAAGCCGCGTTCGTCCGCAACACGTTCAGGACATTCGACACGGCGAGCAAGGCCTTGTCCAAGATCGACAAGCAAATTGAGGAACAAGAGGCTCAGGCGCTTATGCTCGGCAACGCAGCCAAGCCTGGCTGGTTCTCCAAGCCGACTGAAGAGCAGATCAGGGCGTTCGCTCAAGCGTCGGATGTCGTGGCCAAACTGAAGAAGCAGAAGGAGAGCGTCGTTCATCTTATCGACCTTTCAACGCAGAAGCTTCAGGCCGTTGCGCCGGAGTTGATGCAGATCAAGCCCGGCAGTCTTGCCGAGGCGGGCGATGAGGAAAGCGGCGGCGAGGAAGTGGGGGCCGCGCCGGCAGTGAAGGCGGAGCCCGTTACCCAACCGAAGACCGAGTCCGAATGGATTTCGGCCTACATGAAGCGCCATGGCGTGGATCAGAATACGGCGATGCAAGTGCTGCGCGGGGCTCGTTAGTCATGAACTTCCCTGATCTGGACACTCCGCCGCCGCGCACGTTTCCGTCCCTTGACACTCCGCCGCCAAAGGCTACATTTCCTTCACTGGACACGCCTCCCCCATCTGCCGCGACGGCTGCCTCCCCGTTGTCGGCTAACCCGCCCGCCGCTTCTGCTCCACAGGCGGCGGGCGGGGTCATGCGCGGGGTTGGCAACTTTGGCGCAGGGGCTAGCGAGACGATCGCCGGCGTCCTCGGCGCGCCGGCCGACATCACCAATTGGGCTGCGCGTAAGGCCGGTCTCACCGAAGTCACTCAGCCCTTGGGCGGAAGCGAACAGATCAAGTCCGCCATGGGCGCGATCGGCGCAGACCCACGTACAGTCAAGGCGAACACGCTTGGCGAAAAAGTCGCGCGCGGTGCTGGGCAAGGCGTCGCCGGGACGCTTCTCCCTGCCAGCATGGCGCAAGGTCTCGGAGCCGCAGGCGCGCTTGGTCCGCGCGCGGCGGAGATCGCGGGCGCGGCCTTGGGGGATGTCTCCGGGGGATCGGCGGCCGTTGGCGCGGGGGCAGGCGCAGCAGGCGTCCTTGCCGAAGAAGCCGTTCCCGATAAATACAAGACCATCGCTAACTTCGCGGGGCAGGTCGCAGGCGGCGCAGCCGGCGGGCTGCTGTATGCCGCTGCACGCGGGCTCGCCTCGAAACCGAAAGCCGCAGCCCACCCGGAGACATCGCCCAAGGCCGCGCTCGCAACCTCTGCTGCTCGCGGGGTAGAGGCAGTGGAAACGGCGCTACCTCCGCTCGATACCCCCATGGCTCGGTCACTAATTGGACAGCCCACCATTTCTTCTGGGGCGGGTTTTAGCCGGATAGGCGAAGCGGGCGGCGCTATAGCAGATAACATGCACAATATGCTGTGGAAAAAGGTGCTCGCCGGCGATACGAACGAGCATGGTCGGCCTTCGGCTCTTCTGCAGGTCGCCAAAGAAATACGGGCACGAGGCGGTGCGCAGTCATTCGAACAATACAAAGCGTTGGCCCAGGATTACGGGAATATAAATCGGGGGCCTGACTTCCAACAACAAATGCGCACATTGATAGAGGCGCACACAAACGTCACGCCTGCTTCTATAGGGCCTGTAAAGAACAATGCGCTAAGAAAATACGCAGGTGAGACGCGCGCGCAAGCGCCCCAACCGGAGCTTCCCGTCCCCGCAAAATCTCTCGGCTCCGCAGCAGGCGACTATAAACCGCAGCCTGTTAACGTTATGCAGCCGCATGAGCGCTTCACGCCCGGCAAGTCCATGCAAGGAGTACTCCGCCAGCAGATTGGTCTCGGGACTCGGGACTCGATGCGTTCGGAGGCGGCGCGGGAACCATTCGTGCGACAGGTCAACAAAATGCCCGTGGAAGAACAGTGGGGGATTGTCGGGCACATCGAGAACCGCTCGAAGGGCGCGTCGATCCCCGAGAACATCAAGCCTATCGCGGACCAACTCCAGAAGGAGTTTAAAATCCGCAAAGACAAGTTGCGCAATAGTTGGTCTACGGCAGACATGGAGTTTCAGGAAGATTATTTCCCGCATAACATATGGGAGAATCCGCGCGCGGCGCAGAATTTCGCTGCTGGTTTTGGCGGCAAACAAGGCTCGACGCGCAACCTCAAGAAACGAACGATCCCCACAATTTCGGACGGGCTCGCCGCCGGGCTGAAACTGAAGTCGGGCGTGACCCCGCTGGACGCGGCGCAGATGTACACGTCCAATATGGATCGCGTCATTGCGATGAACGAAGCGTTTGACATCGCGAAGGAACAGAAGGCTATCAAGTTTGCTCTGAACCCGAGCAAAGTCCCCGAGGGATGGGTTCCGTTGGAAGGGCGACTCGGCCGTAAGTTGACGCCAGGCGGCGAGATGCGCGCTTACGCGCCCGCCGAAGTCGCGAAAAACTGGAACCGCTTCGTGTCAAAGGGCGTCACCTGGCTCGACACCCCGCGCGCGGTGTCCAACGCCGTGACTGGCCTGGAGTTGGGGATGTCGGGCTTCCACGCCTCCACGATGGCGCAGGAGGCTATCGTCAATCAGTTCGCCAAGGGCGTGTCACAACTCGCGACTTCCGGCCAACGGCTGAAGGGGCTTGGCACGATGCTCAAAGCGCCGGCAGCTCCCGTCACCCTGGCGATGAAGGGTGACAAGGCGCGCGACATTTATCTCGGGCTCTCGCCAGGTAACAAAGAGAGCCGACAGTTGGTAGACCTGCTGACCGAGGGCAACGCGCGCATGTCCAAGATGGAGAAGACCTTGTCGGCTACGTCGGCCGGCTCGTTCATCTCGGCTTACCGACGCGGCGCGCTTGGAGCGCAGTTGCACGGACAAGCTCAGCGGATCGCGGAGGCGAAGGGTATCCCCGCCAAGGCGGCGACGGCTGCAACTGAGTTCGTGCGCGACATCGGTCGGTCGATGGACACGATCATGGAGCCGCTGTTCCAGTATTATATTCCGCGCCTGAAGAACGGCGCGATGATGGAGAATATGTCCGCGTGGCTGGAAGCGAACCCGGCCGCCTCGCATAATGAGACGATCGCCGCCGCGCGCAAGATTGTGGACTCGGTGGACAACCGATTCGGCGAGATGATCCAGGACAACCTGTTCTGGAATCAGTCGGTCAAACAGGCGGCGCAGGTGGGGATGCTCTCATACTCGTGGGCGCTCGGCACCTTCCGCGAGATCGGCGGTGGCGCGCTGCAACTGGCCCGGCACCCGTCCAGCCTCTCCATGAAGTCCCCGCACTACAGTCCTGCCGCCTCGTACCTTGGGGGGCTGGCGCTCGCAGTTGCGTTCACGAACGGGCTCTACCAGTTCGTGAAGACCGGTGAGCCGCCGGGGGACTTCCATGACCTGATCGCTGGACGTACCGGTGGCGCAGTTCCTCCCACGAAGTTCAGCGCTACTCAACCTGAGCGCGTCCAGGAGCCGGGCTACGGCAAGGACATCCTCGCGTGGAAGGAAGTGCTTGCGGGCGACAAGACGCTGGGCGAGGAAGCCTACGCCAAGATGTCGGGCGCGACGAAGGCGATCATCGACATTACAACGAACAAGGACTGGCGCGGCGATCCGATCCGCAACCCGGACAGCCCTCTGCTTGACCAGATGGGGCAGGTGGCTGGGCATTTAATCGACACGATTACGCCTATATCGGTCGGGCAGGCAACAAACATCAAGAAGGGATCGAACATCCTTCCCGTCGAGCGCATGTTTGGCATGAAGCCCGCGTCGCCCGAGTTGCAGAACCCGGAGGCCTATCGCAAGATGATGAAGAGCCTTCACGATCGGCGCTGGAAAACTAAGCAGGCTCACGAGAAAGCCGCAAAGGCTCGGCAGAAGTAGGACTGTGCTCTGCCCAATCAAACCAGCTGACACGCGTCTCTTCGACACCCGGCTTCCAGATGAACCATGCGTAGCAGCAGTTGCTTGGCGCAATAGGCCCCGTCCATCCCAGGCGGTGCATCATCGGCAAACGGCGGGACGACACCCATACTTTCGCCGGCGGGTGTTTCTCGAAGAAGGGTTTGCGCCTGGCGCTCTCTAGAAAGTTGATACGTAGGAGAAAAGCGGCGAAGGGCGCGCCTTCCGTCACGGCCTTCTGAACAAATTCCAGCGCCATCTTATAGGGCGGATTGGTCACCAAACCAACATCGCCCCAGTGAATCGGCGCTGCAAGGTAATCTCGGACGATGGTGTGCGGCCAGCCATAATTAATTATGTCCGAGCCATAGACAGTGTAACCAGCGGCCTTGCATACTTCGAGGATAGCGCCGGCCCCGCACGCCGGGTCTGCTACAGAACGCGGAACGTCCTCGATAGCAAGTAGGGCGCGTGTGGCCTCGGGCGGGGTGAAGTAGGCATCGTCGCCTCGTTCTGCGTCCGTGTGGCGAGAATTGATTCTCATTTGCGGAACCCTCTTAACACTTCGCTTACGCGACCTGGGTTCACGTTGAGTGCGGCGGCAATTCGAGCAAGGGGAAGATCAGGGTCAGCGGCGTGCAACGCCTTGATCTTGCCTCGCGTCTCGGGCGTCATTCGGGCAGAAACAGCGGCAGCGCGCTGTGGCGGCTTGCGCCTGTAAAGCGCATCGGCCAGTTCGGCCAGTTCGGGGAGGGAGTGTGCGGCGGCAAGTCGAAGTAAACGATTCTGGATCTCAGGAATGCGCATTCTAATTCCTTTCTGCTACCTTTCTATTTAGAAAGTGCAGGAAGGGCTGTCAAGACGCGACGGCAGAAATAACTAACCCTGCTTGCGCAAGCTCGTCCTCGCGCTGGAGGAGCTGCGTTAGAATGGTTGCGATGGCGTCGCCCTGGCGCGCCTTCATGAAATTCTCATCGCTGCGCATCTGCGCTGTGATCCCGGCATCGGCGCTCTGCTGCTGGAGCTTGACGGCCCATTGATCGTCGGGGTCCATGGGGTCGAATTTCATCTCCAGAAACTCAATCTTGCGGTCGAGACAGAGGTTCGTGAGGTATGCGAGTTTCTCTTGCGGGCTCAGAACCTTAAGTTCGTCGCATATCCGTTGGCCTGAAGTTCCGGCAGTTGCTTCTTTAAGCGCATCCCAATATCCGTTCGGTACATTAAACTGTTGGGGATCGTGAACTTCTCCACACGTTTGTAAGCTCGTTCCTTCGCGCGGCTCACTGTCTCCCCGTTGGCCGACACGACCATCAGATAATCCCCCGCGCTCACTATGCACGGTTGTGTCGAGAACTTCCCCTCCTTCTCGAATGGCGCGCTCCCCGCCATCAACTGGCAGGCTCCGACCCACGGCCACGTCTTCTCGTCCAGTCCGTAGATCGGGACCCCGCACGCGTCCTTCTTCGTCGACTTGCTGTAGGGATAGTCCGGCATCGCGAGTACGACGCCCAAGGCCACTGAGTCGAGCAAGATATTCCGGGCGTCTTGCCCAATCGCCAGCATCGCCAGCCATTCTACAGAGTCTCCGATTCGGACGGCGGCTTCGATATTGAAGGTCGGCCAGCCGGGGCGCATGGTGAGTTCGAGGGGCCAAGGGTTTCCTGCATCGTCGATAATGCAGTTGACGCTAACGTAGCCCACGTACCCCATTTCGGCGAGGGGGTCTTCGAGGGGGGTGAGGACTTTAGCGGCAAGTTTGCTTTGAGCGACATAGCGGAGGACAGTGCCTTGCTCGCCTGTGTTAGGTCCTTTGTCATCGTTCATGAACTTCTTGAATTCGAAGCTCTCGCTCCATCCACGGTTAAACCCGCCGGGGCCGAACCAGCCATCGGCGGACATCTCTATGCCCTCGACGAAGTCCTGGAGCAGGAATGAGCCCTTGTGCTTCCCGGCCTTCTTCCAGCGCTCAAGCATATATAGCATGTCCGCCGGCGTCTTGGCGAGATAGCTGAGCGACTTATCAAGTTCATTGCCGCAAGGCTTGCAAACAAACCGTCGGTTTTCTTTTTTCACGAAGGCGGCTGCCTTGTCGTAATTGTTGAAAACTTTATACGGGATCGTCGGCACGCCGTGCAGCTTGAGAATCTTCTGCCCAAGCTCCCGATCCAATTCCCATTGCGCTGCTTCGGGGGTCGGCCCGACGATCAACGTCCCGTGGCGCTTACGGTAGGCGGCGAGCTCGTGAAGATAGAGCGTGTTGTCGGCACAGAAGATCACGTCCGCCCATTTAAGATAGCTCTCGAACCCCGGAACCAGTTCAACCAACCCTTTCCCGATCACGTTCGGTTTAGTGAGCGGGGACCGGATGAAGTGTTTAACCTGATGGCTGTCGCGCTTTGCCCTGATGGACAGGTCCAGGGCATCGCCGTAGGGATCGATGATGAGGAGTTTCATGATGCGCCCTTCATTGCCACAACATTGCCGTCCAGCGTCGCCATCCGCTCCGAGTCCAACACAACAAGGCAGTCCTCCTCCCGGCTCGGCAAACCGACGCCGGCGGCGAGCGCAATCGATTTCAAGGCGGAGGAGACTTTCTTCGCGTTCGTCAGTTCCCGGCGCACGGTCTTGGGGGACTGGCCTTGCTTGATCAGCCACGAACTGAAAGCGGACCAGCTCAGGTAGAGCGTGTTCGTCTTGCGCTCATACCGCCCGACGATCGGGCAGTTGAAGACCTTGTTCGCCTGCTGGCTCGACCCGAGCCCCGTGGGCGAATAGGCGACCTCGACCGCGAGGACGCCGCCGTGGACCGTGTTGATATACGTTGTGAGCATCATCTCGGGGCTCCACATCCCGCCGGGGCTACTGCCCGCGAGAGGCGCTTTGACGACCGACGCATTGCACGTCTCGACCAGCCAGTCAAAGAGCCGCTGGTCGTCGAACTCCATGATCTGCGCTTCGCGTACGATCTGCATGGATACCTTCAGCGCGGAGATCAGTCGCAACCAGAACCGATAGTCGTTCGACCAGCCGCGCTGCGCCTGGATCTCGGTATAGGCCTTGTGCATATCCTCAACCGCCCTGGCGAGCCGGCCTGGCGTCCCGACCAGGTAGCGCATGAAGAAGTCGCCGGCGAAGCCGTAATTATTCTCGAACGTACGCTTGATATTGTCGCCGCCCGCCAGGTCTTTGGGGAGCCGGGGCATCAGCTCAAGGATACGATAGGCCTGAGCGCTCGACCCCGTGTCGTATTCCAGAGTCTCGACAAGGCTCTGGTTGCCGCCTGTTATCATGATCATCTGCCAGCCGTTCGACGCATGCTTCAGCGTGGCGTTGGCCTGCCCCCGCTGGCGGTCGTGGCCCGTCGTGAAAATCTCGACCATTTGGCGAAGGATGCCGGGGTCTGTCTTCGTGCATTCGTCATAGACCACGGGGAGGTTGCAAAGCGCGGCCCATATGAGCGAGCGGGCCACGAGCGTAGAGGAGTTCAGCAGATGCAAACCTTCCAACTCCCCCCAAACCGACGCGGCTGCAGTCAGGGCTGTTGACTTGCCGTTGTTTGTATCGCTGGAGAACAGGGAGAGGATCGCCCCGCCTTCGCCTCTGACGTGGAACGGCATGAGAACCGATGCGAAGGCGGCGTGGAGCGCGACGGCCTGCGGCTCGCATCCTTTCATATGGAGCATTTGCGCGGCCTCGCGCCACTTGTTGAAGTCGCCGGAGGGCTTAAGGAACCGCGACCGGCTTGCAGCCTCTCCCGCCGCTTTCACGACCGTCGGCGCAGCGCTGCCGGGCGAGTAGAGCCGGTCGCCGTAGAAAAACCGGTCGCCCTTCCATCCATATTGCTCCCACACGGTTGTCATTTTTCTCTCTTTGAGTAGTTTGGCCTGAGCAGCCTGGAGATAACTGAAAAACGCCGCCCGGTTGGCGAAGGGAATAGCACTCTTACCAAACGCGCCGAAGAGCATGTCGGACCGAGACGCCGTCTCACCGGGGATCGCGATATCCGTCCATCCCAGGAAAGGCGTGTGCACCGAGAACGTAATGACCGCCCCTGCCGTCGCCTCCCCCATTCCCATGTCCGAGAGATAGATCGGCAGGGCACAGACCAGCGTGTCCATAACGCCTGCGGGCACCCCGACTTCGCCGGAGACAAGCATCAGCCCTTCGCTTGTGACCTGGTATCCTTCAGGCTGCTCGGGGAGATCCCGCCCATGGAGTTCGTTGCTGCCCTCAGCTCGGGGAACTCCTCGTTCAATCTCTCGCGCAGCCACGGCCCGGCCAAGTTGTACCGGCGTTGCGCCTCGGAACGAGCAAGAGACGCAAAGGGCTGGGTTATGGCTGCGGAAATAGTCACACTTTGGGGGCCCGAGAGTGCGCCAGCGCGACAGCTTTTCGTCAACTTGGCATGCATCATACCGTTCGTCACCTTGAGACCAGTCATGCGCCTTCTCCTCCCCATCGAAACAATAGGCCAGCAGCCCAAGGCAACCGTGCCAGACCGGCTCTGGCTGCACGCCTCGCGTAGCCCTCATTGCCGCGAGCTGCGCGCACCCTGCCGCCACGTCCTCCGCCAAGGGGAGAGGACCATGATCGGGCTCGACGCGAAGTGGCTTCAGAGCATCCAGATACGCGGGGCGTGCAGGAAACGAAGCCTCAGTTCGCTGTAGGCCAAATAACTTTTGCAGATCATCAGCAGAGACAACATCGCCACGCCGAACCAGAAACACCGGCAAAGGCTCCAGAGGGTCCTTGCGATTATGAGTTCCGATAGGCCGTAGGATTCGCGCGGCATCTGTGGATAGCCCTAAGTCGTCAACCTTCAGGTCAGAGTCTCGAACGAATCGTTGGAATGCCTCTGCAAGAAGTTTCCATTCGCCGGGCGCAAGGGCATCCCTGAGCTGCCAGTAGACGTGTAGTCCCTTACCGGAACAGACGATAGTGGGGTAGGGCAACTGCTTGCTGCGGCAGAATAATGCCATTGCGCGGCACCCGAGACCCGCATCCGCATAACTCTTTCCGGGACCGACATCGACATCGAGGAACAAGACTTGCGTGACCAGTACGTTGTCTTGCTTACGTCCTGTAGGCTCTGTATATGCACTGACAGCAAAGTAGACTTCATTTTCCGCCTCGTCCTGTTGCTTGATATATTGAGCGGCTCCCGTGTTTGTCGAGAAAAACCTATGCTTGAACCCGGTCTTTGTCTTGACTGCTATGCAGCGATAGCCTTCGGTAGGGAGCAGATCATTCAGAAACTCTTCTGGCGACATCTGCTTCTGCTTTCTCGATAGCTGCTGTGAGCGAAGCAACATGACGCTCTAGCGCTTCCAGGTCCTGGAGCGCTTTGAATGGTCGGTCAGCGGAACAGGTGGGCGCGCGACGGCCTGTCTTCCAAGAATGGACCGTCGCGTAGCCTCTGTCAAACCAAGCCGTCGCGTCCCTGATCGATAGCCCTCCTTCCTTAAGGGCTCTCGACAACCGCTTGGCGAACGTGCTCATCAGACCTCCAGGTTGAACGCTGCGTTCAGCTTCGCCGCCAGATCGGCGTCCGGTTCGACGGCATCGACCATGCCAAAGTTCACGGCTTGAGTTACGGGCTGAACTTCCGGCGGCGCTCCCCAAGGCAACTCTGCCTGAACGGGTTGCGGAGCCGCCTTCACCGAGCCAACAGGGCGGCCACGCTTCTTGGGCGCTTCTCCCTGCACCGCCTGCTGTACCGCAAATGCGTTCGCGGGCGGCAGCGCAGTCTGCTTTACGGGCGGCGGAAGAGCGGGCGTACCCATCGGCCGGTAGCGTTCGTCCACGATACTGACGAGCCTGTTCAAGTGGTCTTCGTCCAGTCCGAGGATCATCGGCACCGCCGCTTCCGGCACGAACCCGGCGAATGCAAAGTTCAACTCACCGGGAGCCGGGCCAACGGTGATCCGGGTTACGACCTGGATCAGATCCGCCTGGTTGGACTCGACATATTGTGTGTACGGGACCCACTTTTTCTTGGTCGAGCCGGCGGGGACGCCGAACAGGTAGGGCTCAGTCTCGCCAGGGATCAGGATCGCAATGTGCTTGTACTCCGCGCAGGCAGTGCGGGCGACGCCGGCCTCTGTGACCAGCGAGCCCCAAACTGCGTGCGCGCATCCGTCGCATGTCTTGGCTTGCGCTTCGTGGGCGAACTGAGACGGCGTGATCCCGTCGCCGGACTGGCAGAGCGGCCCTTGCGAGTCTTCGGCGTCAAACTTGCCTTCGTAGTAGAACCGCGTCTTACGCGGGTTCACGCTCACGACGATGCAGTCGAGCTGCAAGGGATTGCTCGCCGGGGTCTTGGTCCCGTCCGAGTGGATGAGCGTGAACCGGTTGCCGTAAATGCTGACGCGCGGCGGCCGGGGCGTTGCGCCAGCGAGCGCCGCCGCGTTCACGGCCTTGTGGGACAGCTGCGAAAGGTATGCAGGCTTCTGGAAATTCATAGTCAACTTCTCCTGATCCGCGCCACGCGAATTTTCGTGATCTCGACGCCGGGGACCGATTGCCCGGCGTCCGTGTATTCTTTCAGAGCGTCCTTGGAGATCGCCGAGGTCAACAGGTCGAACGCCTGATTGTCGCTTACGAACCCAAAGAACGCGTCCTTGTCAATCACCTTGGCCGACACAGGTTCAGCGATATAGGCCGTCCCGAACTCGGTCTTGGCATTCTCCTGATGCGAATCGTTCAGGAATTTCAGCGCCATATTTTCCAACAGGGCTTTAGCGTCCTCGTACGGCTTGCGTTCCGCCTTTTGTTTTTCGTCGATCGCGGCGAGCTTGTCGCGGATCGCGACCGCCTTCTCGATGATCTGGTCAATTGTCGGGTTCAACACCGGACTCCTCTATCTCCGCCCAAGCCTCCGTGGGGGAGGCGTAACAAACATTCCCCTTCACAAGATACCTATGAACTTCCCAGTCTATAATATCCTCACTCCTGAAATCTTCATTAAGCGCCGCAGTAATAGCTGCGTCTTCCGTTTCAGCGTTCACCGTGACAGAAACATACCCCGATACGGGAAGCGATACCGCCCACCTTTTCATTTCTTTGGCTCCTCTCTGATGTTCCCGATCGCATAGCCGGCCAACCACGCCGCCAGAATAAAGACGAGCGAGAGGCCGGGCTGCGCACGAACAATGTCTCCGTAGAACTCCCAGACATCGTGTATGAACTCAGTCACATCAATGACTCCCCTTTTTAATTGTTCTGCCCGGAAGGTCCGACTCCATTTCCATCGCCAAACGCAGAGCCTCGATTTCGTAAAGCAGGACCTCGACTATTTCCTGCGGGTGATGCCCGGCCTGTAGCAAGCCCCTTGCGAAATGTTTCACTTGCGCCTGCAAGGTAATTTTACCGCTCATTCAAATCTCCGTCGCTTTGAGGATCGCGCCCTGCATCTTTTCGTTCGTCGCCAGCCGCTTGAAAATCTCCTCCTCCAGCGGCGTCGAAACGATCCGAACGATGTGGCGTGCATGCTTTTGCTTCGGGCCATTGATCCGTTCGTTGGCCTGAAGGTAGTCCTCGGTCCGATCCGTCGGTGCGTACCAGACAATAGTGGCAGCAGCAGTTAAATCCAGCCCTCTTGCTATAGGGCCAGGATGAGCAATCAAGATACGCGGTTCGGGGTCGCTCTGGAAACATTGCAGAATTTTGCTCCGCTCTTTTTCGTCCGTTCGCCCGTCGAGAACTACACGGGAATAATCCTTGAGGCTCTTATATAGGAAGTCTATGACGCCTGTCAACGGGGCGAAGACAATAATCTTTCGTGGGGCCTCGTCCAATATCTCCCGCAGGACACCAAGCCGCCCCGGCGCGTCTACGACATGCGTCGCGTGGTCCGCGTCATAGACCACGCCGGCGGAAATCTGAATGAACTTCTGGCGAAGCGCAGCCTCGTGTACCGCCGTGATTTCGCCCTGCCCGATCACGATAGACATTTCACGCTTCAAGTCCTTCAGCGCCTTCGTTTGCGCCGGGCTCAGAGGTGCGTCGCGTAGCTCCGTCGTGATCGGCGGCAGGTCGAAACAGTCGGACTGACTGAACCGGATCGCCGGCGAGAGCAGCTTCTGTACGACCTCCGCCGCGCACGGCTTCGGAACCCATTTAAATTGTGTGATCGGCGTCATGATCTGGTCGCGCAGCGATCGAAACGAGTCATAGTAATTTAAGCTCTGGAGTTTTTTAAGTCCGTAGGCGTCCATTGGTCCATTGCTCACCGGCGTGCCGGTCATCTGCCAGAGGAAGGCTCGCGTGGCGAAGAGCTTCTGCGCGACCTTGTGCCGGCGGGTCGTGGCGTTTCGGTAAGCGGAGGCCTCGTCAACAATGACAAGTTGTATATCGTCCCGTTCCAATAATCTACGCGAAAAACCGCGCCATGGGCGACGTGTATCAGCTCCGACGCCGAGGCCGTCGTGGTTGATGATGTAAAAATCCACATCTTGATTAAGCGCTCTTTCGCGCTGGAGGTTCGAGCCGTGGAGGATCGCGCAGGTGCGCTTGCCCCCGAACAGTTGAAAGATCGCAGCGGACCACGTTGGCCGCAGCGTGGACAGATTGGCGACGATCAGGCACTTCGTCCCCGGATATTCGCGCATGACGTAGTCCGCCGCCCAGAGCGACGCGAAGGTCTTGCCGGTGCGCATGTCGGAAAAGACAAAGCTCCTCGGGTTCAACGCCATGAAATTGGCTGTGGCGATCTGACTCTTCAGCGGTTTGATCCAAGCCGGCGCAGGCCAGTCATAATTTCGCATCGGCGGAACAACGGGAAGGCCGGCTCGCGTCAGCTTCTGTAGATTCAACAATGTCGCCGGAACCGCGATACGATCGCCGACCTCCAGAGCGCCGAGTAGCGTCGAAGACCTGATATTTAAAGGATACAGAACCGTGTTCGTCGGCGCGTGGTAGTGGATCATGCGCGCCCTTGTCCGTTGAGCGCCTTACGCGCAATAAGCGCCCAGTCTGTTGGGTAGTTGCCTTCCTTCGTGCAACCCATCACTCCGATGGCCCTTAACGCTTCCTTCAGGGCGCAGTTTTCTACATGCAGTTCGTTGACAACCGCCATGACGCCGCCGCGCGCAAGTTGCTCTCTGAGCAACGTATTCTCCGCGCGCAACTTCATATTTTGCGGTGAGTGATGGTCGCAGAGCGCGTCGAGGCTATCGTAAGAGCAACCACATGTCCCATGGGGAGCCAGCGAGTCGAGCTTGGCGCACAACGCGCGGTTTTCTGTAAAAAGCTCGTCAACTTCCCTTAAATGCGGGTCGAGAATAATACGAGCAATTACAACCGCACCGGCATGCTCGTAAGGGAGGAGCCGAGCTACCCGCTCGATTGCATCGTCGTCAGTCATGGCCTGATGATCCCATCCAGAAGTCGGTCATTTGCTCATTCTCACTCAGTCCTAGATGTGCAGCCATTTGCGCAGCCGATTTGATGATGGCGATCTCGCCGCCGGCGGCCTTGATCTTTTGGAGCGTCATCTCCTGGCGCTTCGTCAGCTTCCCCCTGGCGAGGCCCTTCTCGTCAGGTCGCTTCATCTCGAACCCAAAGAAGACACCCCGCCAGCACACGAGCACGTCGATCGTCGCCGCGCCATAGCCTGTCTGCACCGGCCAGAAATGGTAAGCACCGATCGCGTCGAGCAATTTCTTGCAGTCGCTCTTGACTTTTCCTTCGGGCGTCATCGTTTGCTCCATAAATAAAGAAGAACGATCCTCATTACGGTCAGCACGCCGATGACCGTCAACAGATCATAGATCATCCGGTCCCCCTAATGTTATGGCGACACTAAAAGATAGTCTACACTTCACTATAAACTCACCCACTTCCTTCAGGAGCGGATGTTGAGGCCTCTCAAAAAGATCGGCAGGGGCATCCACAACGGTGACACTATCTTCGTGGATCGCGCCATTACGGTCTCGGACTATGAACGAAATTGTGTACTGCGAATCGTTGCCTGCGGGGCCAAAGTTACTCACTTCAACTCCTTAAACTGGCTTTTGCGCCGAACAACGAACGACGCCTCGCCGTTCGCCGAATAATACAACACGTAGAACCGCTCTTCATGAAAATTAAACCACGCGTAGATCGTTCCCTCGACAAAGTTGCCGGGTGCGATCTCGAATTTGACGGGTTGATCGATCGGAAACTCACTCATTTCTTCTCTCTCCAATGTTGGCACGTTGTCACCGGGCACCAAGGACAAAGCCCCGACGGCGTCGGAGCCCATACTCCTCGTTCCTCGCAGTCTTCGATCGACGCGACTGTCCCCGCGATTGTGTGGTAGGCCCTCCGAGGGTCGAGCGCATGCGTCTCGCCGACCTGATCCTCTTTGAGCCAGATGTACGCCCCCCTGATCTGTACGAGGCCGGGCAGCAGCGCCTTCAGGAGGTAGGCGAACGTGTCCAGCTCGGACGGGTCTTCGCGGCGCTTGCCCGTCTTCCAGTCCAAGATGAACGCGTTATGGCCTTTCACGACAACCACGTCAGCCTTCCCGCGTCCCCACACATCCCCCGCCCAGTAGGGCGTCGGCGTGCCGCGCACGGTCACGGCCATCTTCATCTCGACGCCGGCGATCCCGCCGCGCGCAAGGAGCGCGACAGCGTATTTTTCGTAAGCTGCCATGTCCTCGGGCAGGGGCGCTCGCTCCGCCAGCCGCGCCTCCAGCGCCTCATGCACCGCGATCCCGCGCAGCATCTCCGGCGTCTGCACAAACGGCAGATCCTTGGCGACGTACTTGTGATAATACGCCTTCGGGCAGTTGCGGAACTGCGTCAGCGACGTGTGACTCCAGGGAGCGTTCATGTCACGACCTCACGAAGACGAGAGCGGTCCACCACAAGATGCCGCTTGTAAAAGATAGCGCAACGCATGCGCCAAGCCGGTCTGGAGACATATCGCTGCACACAAAAATCGTCAGTGCGGCGAAAAGGAAGAGAAACTGCGCGCACGCCCAGGTAAACATCATTGCCCTCTCTGCCCAACCGGGCGCTCTCGGTCTTCCAGGCAGGACGGCGCGCACCAGCGCTGCGCCTGGCGAGCATAGTAGTAGTTGTCAATGTCCTGTTGTGACAACGCTCGAACAGATCCGTAGACCGTTATCGATCGCGGATCATATTGCGCCAGCGCCGGAGCGGAGCACAACAGGCTGATCGCCAGAATCCGTTTCATCGGCGGGGCTCCTTGAATTCTCCGGCAGCGGCTGCGAAGCGCCGCTCCCAAGTATCGAGACAACGCGCAGTCGCCGCATCCTGTTGTTCGCGGGTCCCGCGCAAAAACACGCCCTTCGCCTTTAAAAGCGAGTGACATACAGCCTGCGGATCGGAGCAAGTCGGCGGCGACGCGGAGGCGGGTATGGAACACAACAGACTAATGGCCAAGAGTCGTTTCATTATAGCTCCCCTTTCACAAGCATTTGGGCACGGTGCTTGAGCTGACGCACGTAAGACGCCGCGTCTTCTTCACAGGTCGCCTTTGTCTTCTCAACATAGGTCGAGACAAGTCCTGGCGGCACCCACTCCGGCACGTCGATCCCTCGACGACGCCGCCTCAATCGCGTGGTATGCCCACAATGCGGGCATACGTCCTCATTTTCCAGTCTTCGCTTAGCGGCGGCCTGGCTTTTCTTTTCGCTCGCCTTAATCAATTGCGCGGTGCCCGCGACGGTCGCGGCTCTAAGTTTTGCCTTCTCTGCCATCTTCTTCAGTGTCTCCTCACTACGCGGAGCGCGCGCCAAAGCGGACAACCTCATTTTCTCTTTTGTCTCCTCGCTCGGCTTGTGACGCCGTAGCCCGGCTAGCCGCATCTTCTCGCGTGACTCCGCACTCAGCTTCCTACCCGTAAGGGCCCGCGAGAGCGCTGCACAATGCTCGGGGGTTCGAGGCTTCCTCATTTTTCGTAGACCACCGACAAAATTCCCTCGGCGTCGAGCGGGATATCCGGCATCCACGCCGGCGGGCGTTTCATTTCGGCAATTAAAAAATCGAACGTCGCTTGCGCATTCGCATCGTCTCGAATTACCCAGACGCCTTCGTCGTGCACAAGCAGCGCGGGCTGCAGGCCGGCTTCCTTCTTGACGCGAAGACAGGTTTGCGTCAGCTCCAGACGGGATAGTGCCCCACAAAGATTTTGGAGCACTACACCGCCCCAAATCCGCTTGCGCCCATCGCGCGTCAGCCGAACCCACGAACTCCACTCGCTCGACCACTCGATATCATAAACCATCGCCGCACCATTTGGCAGGATAATTCGACCGCCGTCAAGCGTAAATGGACCATCAGGCTGGGATTTTTCGCCTGACGCCAGGCGCGGTAGGAGGCCGTCGAGATATTTCCAGTAGGCGACCACGCGATTAGTCAATCGACGGTAGGTCTGGATTGCGCTCACCGCCGTCTGGTCGTCGCACTTGGCGACCTTCTGGAATTTTGCGGCCCCCATGCCATATTGCCCGGCGAGTCGAGTCACCTTCCCGAACATTCTTTCGGTCTTGTCAGCCTTTGTGATCGGCCGCCCATAAAACTCCGTGGCGAACTCGCAATAAATGTCCCGCCCCGCGCGAAGAGCGTCGAGCACATCAGTTTGACCGGCGAGCGCCATGGCGTAGCGCAATTCAATTTGTGATTTATCCACGACGGCGAGCAGATGGCCGGCAGGTGCGCGAATACCTCTGCGCAGCTCTGAGCCGCGCGTCATGTTCTGGAAATTTGTCTTATCGCCCCCGCTGAAGCGCAGCGTGTTCGCGCCGCAATATTTCAGGTAGACGGGCATAGGCCCGCGCCCGGCTGACGCAGCGAACCGGCCGGCGTGCGTTTCCTGGATCACGCTGCGCACGTCGAGCCGCGCCGACGCCAGCGCCGCTACGCGCGGATCATCCGAGTCGAGCAGGTCCTGCATGAACTGGTCCGACTTGGCGCAGGCAGGGATTGGGCCGTTCTTACCCTGCTTCCACTCCATCTCGACGCCTTGGGCCTCCAGCAAAGACTGGAACCGGGCAACAGACTGAAGGTCTATAGCCTTGACGCCAAGTTCGGCCAGGGCTGCGGCCTTACGATGCTTCTCTTCGGCCTCCAGTCGGCGGAACGTCGTGGCGTCGCCGATGAGGCGCGGCTCGCTGAACATGCGAACCGTCATGTCGATCACGGCCAACTCCTCAGCCGGAACAAACGGCGACAGACGCCGAAACAGCTCCCACGTGAGGCGAACGTCCTGAGCGTTGCCGCCCAAAATCGCGCCTTGCGCCTCGGACGAGAGGTCACGCCAGTGTTTGCCCCGGAAGGCGTCGTACGGCACCGACTTGACGCCGAGGCCGAAGTGTTTCGCCAGCGCATCGAGCGAGTGGCTCTTCATCGCCGGAAACGCCAGGCGCGCCATCGACAGGGTGTCAAGGATCAGCGCCGGACGGAGGCCAAAATGATGACTGAGGATAAAGGCGTCGAAGTGCGCATGGTGGCAAAGGACGGCGGTCTTGCTCCAGTCAACGGCGCGCCATAGAAGCCGAGGGGCGTCGTGGCCGCCTCGCGCAATAGTGCTCCCGTCCGATAGGCGCAAAGCGACTGAGAGACACGCAAACCGCGCATCTCTCACGTATGCCTCGGTTGTCATTTTCTTGAGCGTATAATTCGAGTCATAAAACGTCTCAAAATCAAGGGCGACAACATTCATGATAAGCTCTCTTTATGCGCCCAGACGATAAATTCTTCCTCGCGATCGGAACCCCAAAAATGAGAGCCCTCTGCGGTTATGACCCACACACCGTATTTCGCGTCAATCTTCACGCAATTGCGCGGGATACGCTCGAAAACGGCGACCATCCATCCAAGATCGATAGTCTCGTCGCCGGCCCATTCCATAATCTGAGGGTGCAATCCAGTGTCCTCCCATACGGCCGACATTGATGCGCGAGCCGGGGAACAGCACACGATAAAACTTGACCGTGCGAGCCGCTTCCTGGCGCGTGTAGTAAGCGTCGCCGGTATAGCGCGAGCCGATCATGATATAATAGACGGGCTCCGGACGCACCTGCGGAACCGAGTTGGTCGAATAGTTGCGTTGCATAACATCCTCCAATGCGAGCGAAGCGCTCTATGACGCGCCCCTTGAGGCGCGCTTAGACGGCTACACGCCGAGTCCCTGTAGATGCTGTTCACATTCTAAACGCGTGTCAAAAATCTCATCGTCCCAATAAGAAACGCCGCCGTCCTTCCAGATGACGACAGCGCGCCATTTTCCATCAACTTCCAGGGCGGTCAATCGCGTTGGGTTGTTCTTCCCGGCCATCTGAATATCCTCCTTACAATGTTCGGAGCCTACGCGCTCCTTTGACGTTTGTCAAGAACTATTTTGGCCAATTATCGCGCGAACCCGATCCGCGTGCCCCTGGCGACGCACTCCCTGACGGAGCCATAGCGACAGGGTGGCGCTCCCGACACCGAGGCGCGTAGCGGCCGCCGCATGCACCAGGCCATGCCGCTCCATAAAATGCCGCAACTCGCCAGGAGTGACGAGGGTCTGATACTGGCGCTGGCGGGCCTGCCTGGCCTGCTGCTGGAGCGGGGACAGGGGCTGCGCGGCAGCCGGCAGGTCGAAGCCAGGTAACTCGCCGGCGGCAAGTAACGCCAGCCAGCGCTCCTTGTAACGGACCGCAGCGACGTTGCGCTCGCCCCTGATCCCTAATGTTTTCCAGCGGCTGAGGGTCGTCCGCGAACACTGGAACACGGTCCCGGCGGCGTACTCCTCGCTCAGCCCGTGGTCGGCCAGGAACGCGCGGACAGCCTCGGCGGACATGAGCTCGCGGCGCAGCGGGACGGATGGAGCGCGAACACGGCGGATGTGGGCCAGGAGCGCTTCAAACTCAGCCGGCGCGGACTTTTCGTGGAGAAGCCTCGGCGGATCGCCAGGGGCGAACATGTAGACGAGCTTGGTCATTTTAATCCCTGATGATATTCATGACGTGTCTGGCGAAGCGCTTCTGTTTAACGCCTTCTTTCAGCCAACGATAGAATACTGTCCGACCGACGCCAAGAATCGCAGCGGCTTGTGATTTATTGTAGCCTGTCCGCGTCAACCAGTCCTGGAGCACGTCGGGGCGGATGAACACCTGGATGCGCCGCACTCGACCAACCCACTTGCCGTTTTTGTGCGCGTGAGGAAGGTCGCAAGTCGAGATCGGCATATCTTCGAGCTCGCCTACGCGCCATCTATTGTCCGGCGGAGCCCAGTATGAACTATTTTTGCCAGGGGGCAATAAGTGCGCCAGGATTTCCCTCGTTAGCGGGTCATCCCATTTGCGTGGGACAGAGCGCGCCAGATAGCCGGCGAAGCGCATGCGCGACATGCCGAACCGCTTGGCCACGGCCTCGAACGTGTAATTTTTCTTTTTTGCCCAAGCCTCGATCTCGCCAGGGGTGAGATAAATCGTATTTCCTCGATAGATTCGCCCGTTCATTTTGCCCTCTGCCTGACATCGGCATTAAACCTTTGGGGGATCGACGGAGCGCTCTATGACGCGCCCCTTGAGGCGCGCTTAGAAGGCTCAATGCGCCGCTTCGTAAGCCGCAACCGCGGCAGGGACCATATGCCTGGGCAAGCATTGCAGCTTCGCAGCCTGCCGGAGCGTGCTTGTCCAAGCGCTCATGTCGCCCATAATGACGGCTAAGGGGTTATCGTTGCCCAAAGCCGCCGCAGCGCTCCGGCAGGAGTCGGCCAGCCTGTAGGCCGATTCTGAAGCTTTCTTGTCCAGCATCTCGTTGCCGGCGCGAGAGTGCAGCGCCGCGACGTTCAAAAGGGCCTCGCGCAATAGGGAAGGATGCATATCAATAGAGCGTTGAATTATTTCCTGTACGGTCATTTTGTCCTCCGTTGTCCGAGCTTTGAATGTAGGAGTGTTTTAAATAGATGTCAAGAGGAGTTCGAGCAACCATTTATAGGTAGTGTGGGTAGTACTACACCGCCGAATAGAAGATTTTGCATGTTTTAGCCCAGCTTTGGGGCATAGTTTAAGCGATTAAATGGGGCAGCCGCCCGTTTCGCCAAGGGAACATCGAGGAATATCAATGGGTTGGCCAGGGGGGCTATTTGTATAGTGTAAGGCTCCGAGTTACGATGGAGCAAATAGCGGAGAACAGGGGGAGCTCTACTTTGTTCACGACACCTATATTTTATTCAAGCTATATTCAGAAGTATATAGGATGAAAATTAGGTGTAGTGAATAATCTGGACTAAGCTCTATGTTTTTATACTAACTGATATAAGAATACATAAATAAACACTCTCTCTGTTCTACGCACTGAAAACTTTGAACATTTTGGCCCACCATCCCCTGTTCAGTTTTGGACACACCTACGCTAACCCCTTGATTTTGGCCCTCTTCGTGGCCGAGAGTGCGGTCGCTTACGCCTGGAAAGCTACATGCCTATCACTATACAGGCATGGTTTATGACGCAGACTTAATGTTTCCCCCCCTCGAACATTAACTTGTAGCGATTTTCGCTACGCGACCAATTTGAAGCTATATTCGCGGGAATATAGCTTGAGTTTTTTTCAGCGCAAAATAATACCCCAAGTATTTATCCGCGCGGCGACCGCGCACAAAAAATTACCTGCGAATTAAAATTAACTCGCAGGTAATTAATTTTAATCGGCCGTGGCCGACCCCCCGAGGGGAGGGCTTACGCCCTCCCCTCCTGCTTTGCGATTTCGAATTCGGGCCTCAATTCTTCCAGCGCCTCGATTAATGCTTCTTCCCTTTTGGCGAGCTGCGCTTTCAGATATTCTCTCCAGTCGCTATTCCGCTTGGCGTATCTCAGTTCCTTGTCGCATTCCTCGACGGCGGCGATGCATTTCTCAGCGGCGTTAATTTTATTTTCCATGACTGTCCTCCGTTGTTGATGCTCTTAGTCTACACACTTTTTTACGCCTGTCAAGAATTACTTTGCCGGCGGACGAAAATTTCCAGGCCATTATATATACGCGTACGCGCACGCGAGAAAATGATTTGGAAATTATTTTTATTTTAAAATATTTATTTCGGAAAATGCCGAATTGTTTTAGAATTAATTATAATCAGGGGGGAGGGGGGCCAAGACGGGAATCGTCGTCCGGCGGGCGCGCAGTTTTTATTTTTATGGACGGGACTCCAAAACCGAACGCAGTGTAGAATTCAACCATTATGCACAGTGTCACTATACTCGCCCTGTCGCGCTTGCCTTCCCGCCCCGCCCGGCTTATCTTACGGGCATGAGTGACGATCACCTTCAGGTGCTGGCCAAGCTGCGGGACAACCGCATGCTCGCGCATGACCTTATATTCCGCGCCCGGCACCCGCAGGCTACGCCGAAATTCCATGTAGAGATGTTGGAGCTTTGGTATTCTGCTAAGCCGTTCGTGCTAACCATGGCGTTCCGAGGCTCTGCTAAGTCTACCTTGGCGGAAGAGGCGATCATTCTCACTGCCCTGTTCCGCGAGTGTCGCAACATCCTCATCGTTGGTGAGAGCTACGCCAGGGCGTGCGACCGTCTTCGCGCGATCAAGCGCGAGTTCGAGATGAACGAAACTATCGTCGCCGTGTTCGGTGAACAGGTCGGCGAGACCTGGCAGGAGCAGCGCATCGTCCTCCCCTCCGGTGTGGCGGTACAGGCCATGGGGCAGGGCCAGTCCCTGCGTGGCGTGAAGCATCTTGACGCCCGCCCTGACCTTGTGTTCATCGATGATCTTGAGTCCGAGGACACGGTCGCGACGCCGGAGGCGCGGGAGAAGCTCTCTCATTGGTTCTACGCCGCTTTGTTGCCTGCCATGGACGCCAGCAACCGGCGCGTGCGCATCGCTGCGACCCCGCTCGACCCCGAGGCCCTGGCGGTCCGTCTCTCGCGTGACGAGAACTGGCTGAGCAAGACTTTCCCTATAGAGTACGTGGACGAGAATGGCGAGACGAAGGCGATGTGGCCTGAGCGCTATTCGCTCGACTGGATCGCTGATGAGCGGGCGCGGTACACGCGGGCCGGCAAGTCTCGTGTGTGGGCTCAGGAGTACGAGTGCGTGGCGGTCGATCCCGCCTCACGAATCTTTACGGACGACATGCTGCGCTGCGAGCCTCGCGTCAGGACCTGGGAGGCGGTCTACGCGGTGTACGATCCCGCGCGCACGGTCAAGAAGACTTCGGCGACAACCGGCAAGGTTGTCGGCTCCTGGGTAGGCAACCGCCTTATTATATGGGAGGCGGAAGGCAAATTGTGGAAGCCGGATGAGATCATCGCCGACATGTTCGACGTGGACGCCCGCTACAACCCCGTGGCGATTGGCGTAGAGAAGGACGGCCTCGAAGAGTTCATCATGCAGCCTCTGCGCGCCGCGTCGCTCGACCGGGGGCAGCCTCTTCCGATCCGTCCGCTCAAGGCTCCTAAAGGCAAGCTGGACTTTATTAAGGGGTTGCAGCCGTTCTTCAAGGCGCGTGAGGTCGTGTTCGCCGGCGACCGCGCCAACTTCACGACGGCTATTGAGCAGTTGATTGGGTTCCCGACGGGACAGATTGACGTGCCGAACGCGCTCGCGTACTTTTTGGTCATGCGCCCCGGCTCCCCGATCTATGACGGCTTCAGCCAGATCAATGTCGTGGAGCATCTGCCTATCCAGACCCGGCTGCCTCTTTACCTTGCGGTGAACGCGACCGGGTCCATGACCGCCGGCGCGCTATGTCAGGTTGTCGGGGGCAGGCTGCATGTGCTCCATGACTTCGCCTTCGAGGGGGATCCGGGCGCGAACCTTCCTCTTCTCATACAGGCTGCGTCGGCGCAAGCGAACCGATCGATGACGGTGTACGCGCCGCGTTGGCACTTCGACCGCTACGACAGCCTTGGGTTCCGGGCGGCGGCGAAACAGGTCCCCATAGCCCTGCGGCGTGGCGGCGACGGTCCCACCGGACGCGAGCAACTGAGACAACTTATCGAAGGGCAGAAGGCGGGGGTCCCGACCCTTCGCGTGGCGACATCGGCATCATGGACCCTTCGCGCCCTGGCCGGCGGCTATGCGCGCGCAAGGGACAAGGATGAGCCGGAGGACAATGTTTATCGGGTCCTGATGGAGGCGGTGGAGGCATTCGCTGGCACGCTGGCATCCGGATTGGACGACAGCGCCGCTGGGATCGTGTACGATTATTCGCCCGAGGGCCGGCGGTACATCAGCTCCAGGGCGGGTAGGCAGGAGATACCGTCGTCTAAGGAGACGTGGTTGATGGATCAATAGGAGTGAACATGTCCAACGTGATCGGATTGCCCGGCATCGAGGTGCCGAAGAATGTGATGAGCGAGACGAGTGTGGCCATTGAGGAGTATCTCACAGACCTGTTGGACAGGGTCAGGAAGGGCGAGGTCGAGACGTTCGCAATCGCGACTCTGAATATGGACAAGACGGCGACCACGCGCATCATCGGCACCGAGCACGGGTTCGAGTTGCTCGGAGTTATAGAGCTGCTTAAACACGACTTGCTCCTGGGTATCACGGACGGAGGCGAAAGGGTTTAGGTGATTGCACTTTCGCTCCGCGCGTGATAAGCTCTCTGCGCTAGCGAAATTCTATGATCATAGGAGACTTCCAGGTGCTGAGCCCAGCCGAGCTTAGAGAACGGATGAGCTACGACCCGGAAACGGGCATATTTGTCTGGCTCCAATGTGGCAGACCACAGCGCATAGGGACGAAGGTCGGGAGCCTTAACGACAAAGGATACCTATGTACTCAGTTCGTGACTCGCGCGGGGGGTAACAGACAGTTTAAGATGCACAGGCTAGCGTGGCTGTATATGATGGATAGCTGGCCCGAAATCGAGGTGGACCACATCAATTTGGATAAGGCGGATAATAGATGGCGCAATCTTCGTAGCGTCTCTCGTTCCGAAAATATGTGCAATAGAAATACGTTCGCCAATAATACATCTGGGCAGAAGGGCGTTAATTACCATATCCGCAGACGTGCTTGGGCTGCGCGCATCCAACGGGGGGGCAAGCGCATCTCCCTTGGCTATTTCGAGGAAAAAGACGCTGCTATACAGGCATATCGCGCTGCGGTTGATAAATATCACGGCAGTTATGCTAACCCTAACTAGTCAAAGGAAATAGAAAATGCCGGTACCCACGAATGTACTTATCGCATTGAATGGCGTTGCGCTCGCGACGACTGCGACCACGCCTCCTGACCTGAACACTTTGGCGTTGCTGACACAGATCGTCGAGCTCGCGGTCAATATTCCGCCAGCATATCTTGCCGCCTCGACCTCCACGACGAAGGTCCTGACGGTCCTGCCCACTGCTAACGGCACTTCGATTACGGCGGATTCTTACGGCGAACTCAATCGCCAGGTCGCGACGCCTCCGCTTTCGGTCGGCATGTAAGTGGCTGACCCGAACGAGTCTGATCCCGATCCGGAAGATATCGGGCCTGATCGTAGTGAAGATTTCGCTACGAAGGAAGACGTTCGGGAAAAGCTGCTTAAATTATACTCCGATGTCGAGAACGGGTTCGAGGCTCAACAGACTCGGACCGACGACATCATGGACTATTGGGACCTGGTGAATTGCAACCTGACCGGCAAGCAGGCCTATAATGGCAACTCGCAAATCTTCGTTCCGATCATCCGGGATGCGGAGCGGGCGCGCGTCGTCCGGTTCACGAACCAGTTGTTCCCTCTGACCGGCCGGCACGTCGAGGTCATCAGCAGCGACCCGAGCCTGCCGAGAGCGACCCTCTCCCTTGCTGAGCATTACGTACGCAAGGCGAACCTGCGGCAGCTTGTGCCTTCGTTGATTCTAAACGGGGACATCGAGGGGCATTATCACGCTTATGTGAGCTGGGTGCAGCGGTCCCGCTACGTCGTCCGGCGCAAGAAGGCGGAGAATCCGCTCGAAGACGATGACGTAGAGGACGAGGAGGAGTTGAGAAGCTCCCATCCCGAGGTTGAGATCCTGGCGGACTCGGACGTGTGCGTCCTGCCGG